TTTAAGTTACCTTCTGAAAAAGTAGGTTGTGTTCTTCCTAACCTTACTATTAAAGGATTCCAAGTACAAAAATTATTTGTACAAGTATCAGTAGATTGATCTAAACTTTGTATATTTGTTTCTGTTAAATCAGTTCCACCATTTGCATCATTACCTAAATTACTACTATCTTCAAAATCTAAATAAAAACCATTATTACCAAAAGTTAATCCTGTTACATCAATCGGTTCCCATATTGTAGGAGTATCATCATTAAATTGCCCAAATGAACTTGGTGTTAATTGTAATCCATCTATGTAAACAAACTCTGCAATATATCCAGCCCATTCATTAGCACCAGCATTGTCATCACCAACTTTAAATGTATGCCCATCAGCAATTGTTAAATTTGCATCTTCAGATGGATCACCAGGATTATCTGTAAGATTTGTTTTTTCTATTTCAACTCCATTATGATAAATTCTTACTCTATTATGTGCTGTGCTTTGTTCAGTATCTACAGCAAATAAAAAATGTGACCAAGCACTTACATCTCTAAAAACTTGATTTGTAGAATATCCAAAAGTATTGCCACTTCCATTGTAATCAAAAAAATCTAAAGTATCATCATCTTGAAATCTAACAGACAAACCAGTTGCACCACTTGTTGCACCAAGACCCCATAAATTTCTTTGAACACCTAAATTAGATAATTTTACCCAACAACTTACTGAAAATTTTCTATTACTTGTTGGTGCTCCAATAGTTTTTTTCATATCAGGGTCATCACCTTGATTTAATCTTATTGAATTAGCAACTGTAAAAGGAGGCACTACTTTTGCTCCTGGATATAAAAAACTATTTATTGGCATTAACTCTCCAATGTTGGAAGTTCACCCAATGGTCTAGTAAATGAACCATCCTCTTTTCTTGTATAAGTATATAAAGTTTCTAAGGCTGGTGTATCTGTAGCGTTTGTAATAGCTGTTTCCATTTCAGCACATTTAGTTCTTACAGCTGCTCTATGTGTAGTTATGCTACTAGGTATAGCTGTTCCTGCATCTGCTTTTCTAACAACATACCAATCTGTATTTTTTAATTCATTTGCTGCTTGTAATTTTAAACTTCTAATTAGTATTGTTTTTAATCCTTCAATTTTTACATCACCTTCTGTGCCTAAACCATCTGTTTCATCTTGTTCTGTAAATAAAGTATCTGCATGTGGTTTAGCAGTAGCTGTACCATAAGATCCTGTAACTTTACCATTACCAAAAGAATAAGTAATATTAGTATTAATATACCACTCTTCATTTTTAAAATTTGAAATATCTGTTTCAACCTCATATATACCTATTGCTTCTCTTTCATCTTTAGACCATAAACTAAAAATTGTTTTTGGATACTGCACGTCTCCAATAACAACACCTTTATTACCACTAAAATATTTTGTAATTTTTCCTGATTCTACTAATGCAAACATATTATGATAATGTTAAATTTTGATTTCTTCCAACTTCTAACCATTTAGATCCGTTGTATCTGAAAACAAAAACATCTCCTTTACTAGCTGTTGTTGTCAATGTGGGCGCTGTGTCATCTTTAAATTCATAAATAGCGTTAAAACTTAAAGTTCTTGAACCTGTACCATCTTGTATCGCAAGCAAAGATATAAATTGACCTGTTGTAGGATTAGTAGGAGCATTTAATGTTCTATTACCACCAAGAGTAACTTTACATACATCTTGTGTTGCTGCGTTCCAATCTATACTAGATCCATCTGTTAACGTAGCTTCACTATAATTTAATTTAGCAGACGTAATTAAATCGTCGGCTATATCTGAAGCTGTCAACGCTTTTAATGCGGGCTGCTGACCAATATAAGACATCTTACGTTATCTCCATTATTGACAATGTTCCTGAAAGTTTATCAGCAACAGAACAATCTATTTTAATTTCATCTGTGGCCTCTAATACAACTTTACCACCAGATAATAATTCTAGTGAACTACCTGCTGGTATGGAAACATCTTTGACTAAAAATGATGTGCCATTAGCAACATCATTTGCACCTCCTCTGTTACCTGTATCACTAACTAATTCTACCTCTGCAGTTACTGCAGAGCTGTGTATATTAGTAAGTATTAAACCAAGAACAACCGTAGTTGTACTTCCTGCACAAGTATACATTTTGTAAGGTGTGCCTGCAGAATTAGGTTCTGCTGCAAAAGTCACCACTTTGAAAGTATTTGCCATTTATATCCTCCTATTGCTTTATAACCTAACCTAACGCAATTGCAAGAGCTGTCGGATCATCCGTGCTAAATCCTGCGCTTGATAAGTATGTTTTAACATCTGTTAACGCCACTTGTTTCATGGTGCCAGCGTCATTTGTTACAAGTCTATCAGCGTCTACTAAAGTCGTAGAAGTTGCTGATGTACCACCATCCATTATGTTTAATTCTGTTGCCGTAGAAGTCACACCATCTAATATGTTAAGCTCTGCAGCCGTTGATGTAACGCCATCTAAAATATTAAGTTCTGCCGCAGTAGATGTTACTCCATCTAAAATATTAAGTTCAGCAGCTGTTGATGTAACTCCATCCAATATATTTAGCTCAGAAGTCGTTGCAGTCACACCATCTAATAAATTTATTTCTGTTGCTGTTGCAGTCACAGCTACATCTTCATTTATTTTTGGTGAAGTTAATGTTTTATTTGTAAGTGTAGCAGTTGAAGATGTTGATACTAATCTAGCATTACCGCCAGTGCTAGGAAGAGTTAAAACATTGTTAGCACTTTCTGAGTGTGGTGCAGCTACTATTTGCTGACCATGAGAATTATTTTCACAATTAAGTTGAAGAGTACCCTGATTAGTATTACCTTTAATAGTTACATGCCCTGTACCATTTGGTGCTAATTCTAAATCTGCATTTGATGTAGTAACAATATCATTACCATTCATGTCAAGATTACCACCTAATTGTGGTGTGCTATCCTCTACAACATTTGATATTGCACCTGATGTAGCTAGTCCTGCTACAATAGCTGATCTAGCTATTTTTTTAAGTCCACCACCTGAAGTATCAACTGCTAAAAATACATCATCATTGGCAACTGTAGATATTTCTGATAATGAACCTACTGCTACTGAATTAAAATTTGTGCCATCTGCAATTAATAAATTACCTGCAGTGTTTGTGGCCATGGTAATATCATCACCAGCAACGGTCAGATCTCCAGTAATACTTAAATTTCTAAATCCAGATATGTCTTTGTTTGAGTCAACTATAACTGCTAGAGATGCAGATACAGTTCCTGCAGTAATACCATCTAATAAATTTAATTCTGCTGCAGTTGAAGTAACTCCATCTAAGATATTAAGTTCTGCTGCAGTTGAAGTAACCCCGTCTAAAATGTTTAACTCTGCAGCTGTTGAAGTTACACCATCTAAAATGTTTAACTCTGCTGCAGTTGAGGTAACTGCTGTGCTTCCTAAAGTTAAACCACCATCAGGTATAACTACACTACTTCCTGATAAAGCAGTAAATGTGTTTGCTGTAAATCTAAAGTCGTCTGCACCAGCTATTGCAATATCTATTTGATCATCTGTATCTGCTGTGATTGTTGTATCCGCATCAGCATCAAGAGTTAATGATCCACCATCTAAATCTGTTGCACCACCAAAACTAGCATCAACTATATTTGTACCATCAGAAAAAACTAATTTTGTACTTTTATCAGATGTACCAAAAGTTACACCTGTTCCTGATGCAGTTTTAAATTGAACAGTATGCGCACCGCTTGTGCCATTTACTACAATGTAAACTTTTTCTATTGAGTCCGGAACAGTAACAATTTGATTACCTGTGATAGTTCCGGTTAATTTTATTACAGCGTGTCTTGCAACAGATGTGGACTCTGTTGTATCACCATCTGTAATTGTTAATGTTGTTGTTTGTGCACCACCAGCGATAGATTTTTCTACGTAACCAGCGATTGCTTTTTCTACAATTTGTAAATTAGTGTTAGTTTTTGTTCCCCATGTACCGGCGTTTTCGCCAGTTGCCATTAGTTCTATACCTAAATCTGAAAATGTTGATGCCATAATTTAATCCTTAAGGTGTAGGTGAGTTAACTGGGATTCTGACTGTTCCATCTGTATAGTCATCTCTTCGTCTTCTACCTATTTGTTCTCCTCCAAATTTTTGTACTTCTTGTTGATATTTTTGTTCATACAATTGCAGCATATCAGCTGGACCTTTTAAGAAACCGTAAGTTTCTGCTAGGCAGCAATATAACAGACCATTTGGAAAATTCATACTAATATAATTAGTACCATCGCCTTCTAGCAGTGCTGGCACTGCATTGTAGTGTATTTTGTATGCAAATGTTGCACTCGGTGTTGGTGATACAATTATAGATCCAGAGTTTGATGAACTCTCTCCAGTTGCTCCTGTATCTAACATTGCGTAATATTTTGGTGTTCCAGTGGATGTGGTTGCTGAAATATATTCCTCTAAAAATGTAATATCTTTTTTTTCTAGATATACATTAGCACCAGTAAAAGTAGATCCAGTTGCAGTATAAACCTGCACTGCTCTAACAAATACAGCTCCTGCTGGTA